TCCAGCAAGTTGTTGTTGACCAAGGGCACCTAGAGTAGAAGCGGTTGATTGTTGAGCTTGCTGTGCTTGTAAATAGTTTCTAGATAAGTCTTCAAAAATTCTTTGTGATTTTACTTGAAGTAAATTCCTAGCATCTTCTGCTTCACGAACACCAAATCTACCTCCACCAAAAGCTCCAGCGGCTAAGGCATCTGACGCTGTAGATTGTGCTTGAATATTCCCTTGTCTTTGAAGTTCTGTTAGTGCGGCTTGTGTTACATTACTAGAATAAGGATCCATGAAATTAGAAATATTACCTGGGTCTAAAGTGGAAACAGCATTAGCTGTTGTTGCTATACCTGTAGCAACTGTATTAGCTGAATCTTGTAAAAAAGGTTGATAAGCACCTAAACCTGTTGAGGATAAATTTGCTGCTTGTTGTTGTTCTGCCGTTAATTGAGCAACTTCATAAGCAGGAATACTAGTAGAAGTATTAGCTAATCCTTGAATAGCCGCTTGATAATCGGCGTCCCCTACTTGACCAATTTGAGGTGCTCCAAATACTGTGGCTAATAATTGTTCTGCTCTGTCCTCAATAAAAGGCGCTTGTCTGTTATATACTGTTTGTTCTGCCATTATGCTACCGCTCTCTTTTCAAATTTTTTCATCATGTCTTGCATTAGTTGTGCACCTTTTCGACGTTGCTCTAACTTATCATCTTTCTCAGCACCGTTCAATGTCCCAAGTCCTCTAACGGCAGCTGAAGTCATCACAAATTCACCATCACTTAACATAGCTGGAATATCATCAGACTTTTCTGTGCCTGGACCTTCCACTAATTTTTCTCTACGAGGAAAGTTTACGTCACCACCCTCTGCTAAAGTTGGAGAAGCTGCTCCATATCTTCCTAAAGTTTTATCATAATACGTTACTTGGGCGGGGTCCGTGTTCAGTGAGCCACGGCTACCTGGAATAGGAGGAGCAGTCATAGTACTTTCTTCCTCATCTTCCATTGAAGATCCTAGAGCTCCTAAAGCTCCAAGCCCTAATGCTCCAGTTAATAATTTATTATCTTTTGCAAATTTTCCTACGCCACTTAAAAAACTTGGGGTGTTTGCAGAGGCCGCAGCTTGAGATGCTTTAAGCGCACTAGCTCCGCTGAATCCTCCAGGAGCGTTTGCTATCGAAGCTATTCCTGATGGTATCATTTGACTGGCTGTTTGAGCTCCAAGTTTACCAAAACCTATTCCACCACTCTTCATTGCCATTGAACCTAAACTTCCAATTCCATAACCAAGCATAGCGTTAGTTGCAATTTCACTTGCACTACCACCTTGGGCAGCTGTTCCTAATCCAGCACCAAGTGATGCTCCCATAGGTCCCAGAAAATAACCACCAACTGCACCTCCAATAATGGGGGCTGCTTTTTTGAGTGATTTAATAATAGATTTAAACATATTTTACTCAGGCATTTCACTTCCAGTTAAAAGTCTTGGAGCAGTGATTACAACGTCTCTTCTAATACTATCTATCGCTGTAGCTGTATTAGGATTAGCAATATCCTCTTCCATCTCTTCTTCACTATTATATTCAGCACCGGTTAAAGTGTTAGTAATAACTGTTTCTGTTTTAGCGCTATAAACAGGAACTTCTTTGCCATTTACTATATCATATCTAAGAAGTTTCTCTTCTTCTATAATTTTTGCCATTAGATAGTTTTATATTTGATTTCAATATAAATCAATATAAGATTGATAGCAAATAACCCTGATGAATAAAAGAAATTAGCATACTAGGAGATGATGAAATGATAAAGACAGAAGACCTTAGAGGAAAGAATTATAAGCTATATATAGGATTACCTATGTATGGAGGAATGCTTACAGAGTCTACTTTTCACGGTATGATGCAATTACAATACTGGTCAGCAAAAACAGGAGTACAAATTAAGGTACAAACTATGGGCAATGAGTCCTTAATTACGAGAGCGAGAAATACTATAGTGGCTATGATGCTAGATGATAAGCAATTTGATCCTACTCATTTATTATTCATTGATTCAGATATAGGTTTTCAACCCTCTAATGTGGAAAGATTAGTACAAGTAGATAAAGACATTGCTTGTGGAATATATCCTCGTAAAGCTATTCATTGGAATCAAACAATAGCAGCAGTGAAACAAAATCCAGATATTACTGAAGCAGAATTACAAGCGAAATCTTTAGGTTATAATTTAAATTTTGATACCAACATGGGCATTAGAATGCAAGATGGTTTTTGTAAAGTTAATGAAGCAGCGACAGGTATGATGCTAGTTAAAAAAGAAGTATTTACAAAAATGATAAAAGCTTTCCCTGAAAAAGAATATAAAACAGATCAAATTATAAATGGAAAAAATTACGAATCTAAAAATTGTTATGATTTATTTAGTGTAGGAAAATTTGAAGGAGAACCTGATGGTAGATATCTTTCAGAAGATTATTACTTCTCTAGATTATGGCAATCCTTAGGTGGAGAAATTTGGGCAGATTGTGCCTCGCCTTTAGTACACTTTGGTAATATGGCTTTCGCTGGTCATGTAGGAAGTGTGTTTAAAAAAATGGATGATAAAGAATTAAAAGAGTTTGAAAAAAATGAAAAAGTTATAGCTAAAGTTGACTAACATACAAGAGTCGATTTTTAAAGAGGTAGCTAACCTCAAACCCTTTTATTACAAAAGTAAAATAAATAATATTTTTTCATGGCAAGAATTAGCTGATTTGTTAAACACTCCTTTAAGTACAGATAGATTTCATGCAACAGGAATAGACTGTCAACCAGTAAAAGTTATTAATGGATGGCAAACAGTACCTAATGTAATATCAACTCAAGATATCTACAACTATACAAGAAATCACGTTTGTTATATTAATGATTGTAGTAGAGCAAATAAGAAAATAAACAAAATCGCTTCTGATTTGGAGTGGTCTACTGGATTTTCTTGCGACGCACATATATTTTTTTCAGTCCTCAACGAAGAAAAAGAAACAGACGGCTTTGGTATGCATAAAGATGTGTGTCATAATTTAATAGTCCAGGTAGAAGGTACAACAAAATTTACCGTGCAAGACAAATTTACAATTATTTTAGAGCCTGGTGACTGTGTTTTTGTACCTCTTGGAGTATATCATAGAGCACAATCAATAGATAAAAGATTGTCTATTAGCTTTCCAATGAACCCTAATCATAAAACAAGACAAGACAGATTTTGGATTGATTTCTAAGTAGACTAATATGGTAGAAATAAAAGTAAAACGCAATGTTGTTAATTTATTTCCAACACCTATTTATATCTCAACTACTGGAATAATCCTTACAAAAAAAGAATTAGATTTTGTTAAAAAAATAAAAGAAGATTGTTTTTTATCTACAGGTAATATCAGATCAAAAGATTCTTATATCCTTGAAAAAGAAGAATTTATTCACATAAAAAAAGAATTAGAAAAAGAGATTAAGTATTATTTTAAAGAAGTTTTGAAAGCTGCTGATGTAGAACCCTACATTACTCAGTCTTGGTTAAACTACACGCAAGTTAATCAATTTCATCACCCTCATAGTCATCCTAACTCATTAGTGTCTGGAGTTTTTTATATAGAGGTGGACAAAGAAAATGATAAGATTAGTTTTGTTAAACCAAACTATTGTCAACAACTCGAATTAAAAGTTACGGAGTTTAATGATTGGAATTCAAAATCTTGGGCTCTTCCTACTGAAACAGGGAATGTATTTTTATTTCCTTCTACACTAGAACATAATGTAGACTACAAAAAAGGAACTAATACCAGAATAAGTTTGGCTTTTAATGTGTTTGTAAAAGGTATTTTAGGTCAAGAGAACTCCCTAACTTTTTTAAAAGTCTAAAGCTGATTCTTAATTTCTAAAACAGAAACATCTAAACTTAAATCAGTAGCGTCAGCTTCATACTTCAAAGAGTCACCCGCTTGATAAACATAAGGGCCATTAAGTTGTTGAGTAGTTCCGTGAGCTACATCTATATTATTTATCTCTACATCTACCACGCCATCATTATGTGTTAATTTTACATTAACGGTTCCTGAACCAGCGGAGTTATGTAGAATAATAGTTTTCACAATATAGGTTGTTACAGGAACAGGAGGAGTCGCTGCAAGATCCACCACAGGGACAGTGAAAAGTGTATTGACCGCTGTGTTAGGAGCTGTTTGTACAAATCTAATAAATGCGTCTGCCATGTTTTTTTCCTGTAATAAATCCCATTATAAAAGATAACCCTATCACAACACAGATAGCTAATAAATGCCAAATTAAAAAGGTCATGCTAAAAACCAAGTTCTTCTTGTTGCTTCTTCTTGAGTTTGTTGAGTATAAGAACTGTTTAATAATTGAATTAACTGTTCCAACTGTCTGACTAACTCATAAAAGTTACGTGGATCATAACTTTGAGGTGGATCAGGGAATCTTTGTAAGGTTAATTTTGCCATGATTTATTCTATCGTAAAATTAGCAGAAAAAATAATTCTTTCTTTATCTTTATTAGGTAAAGCTTGATGAGCTAAATAACTAGGAAATATAACTAATTTGTTATCTTCTGCCCTTATATCAATATTGCCATAATCAATGTAAGGAAAACCTGGAGGATAAAATCTAGTGGCTCCTGAGTCTACAGAAGATTGCATATAATAAATTAAAGAATACTCCTTGAGATTTATGCCATGAGTGTGAACCTCATGGTTATGTTCGTAGTTGTAAATTTGAAACCAACAATCAATAAAAGAAAAATTTGTTTTATTTTGTATTTGTGTAACATAAACCAATACATGTTTAGATATATGCTCCATAAACTCTTTTAAAGAATCTTCTACAATTAATTTTTCATTTGAATAATATGTAGTTTTACAATTATCCCTTTCTTGATAATTTAATTTTTTTACGTATTCTTTAATTTTTTCTTCATTAAAATGGGTATATATTTCATAAAAGCTAGTGCTAAAAATATACTCTTTAATTTTTAAGTCAGTCAACTATTTATTATCTTCTACCATCAGGTTGTATATCAAATCTTATAGTTCCAAGTCTCCAGGCTGTGCCTGTTGTATTAGAAACAATGTTTGCTGTGAATTGTCTACCACGTCCCCTTAAATCTACTTTATCTGTAGAAGAAGTAAAGCTTGAGCTTTTTGTTACAACATTAGAATCATTGGGATAAGTAAGAAATTGTAAGTCCATATTAAGTGTTCCACTTTGATTTTGAACATCAGGGATATATCTTTTTACAAAAGAAAAATCTTCCCCTTCAGTGATACTTACCGCGCCTGATTTTAAGAAAGCTGTGATAGCTGTTCCGTCCGCATCATTACCTGTTTCGTGTTGATACACAATACTTGCTCCATCTGTAAGTCCTTGAATTGTAGATACATTGCCATAAGCAGTAGAGGAATAATTTGTGGCAATAGGAATCTGATAAATTTCTCTATCTATCCAAGTGGTCCTGTCTAAACTCCCTGTCCACCAAGTATTTTCTACATAGTTATAAGTTACTTGTGTATCAATTTGATCGGAGCCACTTGTAGCATAAAACCATGTGATTTCATTAAATTCATCATTGTGTCCTACATAAGCATTTTCTGAAGCTGTTAAACTAATATTACCAAAGACAGCCTGTTCTACTGTGCAAGGTAGTTTTTTAACCGAACCATCAAAGACATAAAAAGAACTTTGAGACATCCAATAAGAATTACCATTAATATCAATCGCTGCATGTTGTGCTAGTAATCCGCAACTTTGACCAAGTTGTCTTAGACCAAAAGTAAAAGGAGGACCAATAAATTGTAAGGAATGCAAAGCTGTGTCTGTCCAAACCATAATAGCACCTCTTGATCTTGCAGCTCCCACGATCCGTGAGCCGTCGGCAATTCTCAATGAACCAGCAGTGTTTTCTGCGGTCGGTGCATAGGTTTCAATATTTTCTTGGTCAGAAAATCTAATGAGTAAATCATCTTGAGGATTAACTCCTCCAATCGTTGTCTGTGTTCCAAATAAAAGTAAGTGTCTGTCAGGTGTGGAGACTAAATTTAATCTAGATAAGGTAGGTGCATTAGGCACGGCAGCAGCTCTTGTTCCAACGCCCCCTGATAAATCCCATCGATAAGTTCCACCATTTAAAATAGTGATAATTAAATCTTCACCAAAATTGTCCATGGACAATTGTCGAGCGGCAATGGTTGTATTGGAAGTTGTACGAGGACTGCCATAAGTACTTTCACCCCAAGTTCCTGTTCCCCAACCATAACCAAATTCAGATAGTGTTGGTCCAATATTAATTTGATAATTAGCTGTGACTGTTCCTCCACCGCCAGCAGTTGTGCCTGAAGCTGTAGAGCCATCTGTAAAAGCAATAGTATAAGCTGCGGTATTAACAATACTTTGTATTTGAAATTCTTGATTAAAATCTAAACTGTCGACAGTTGAGGCTCCTGTATAAGTAACAAAGTCTCCTAGAAGAGCTCCATGAGCTGTATCAGCTACTGTCACTGTCGCGTTGCCAGAAGCTGTTGTAAAAGGATTGGTTAAGACTTCTGTCTCTCTAATCGGAGTAATGTCATAAGTGACACCCTCTGTATAAACATATAATTTTCTATCCGTACCAAAAGATAAATATCTTGTTCCATCTAAAGAAATCCATCCATGAATTGCTCTGGCTACACCTACTAGATAAGTAGCTACGAACTTAGTCCATCCCCCTATTTTTTGAGGAAGACTTTGAAAAAAACGTACATTATCAGAATCGACCCACTGACCTTGGCCCGTGTAGTCTGTAACTTCCTTATTTACGCCTGGTTTTATTGTGAAATTAACGAGTGGCATTTAATGACTATACTATAGAAATTTAACTTTTAAAGCCTGTTTTTATCCTTTTTTCTTCCATCTATGAAATTTTTTAAGAAAAATATTGATTGTGTATCTTCCATCTTCAATTGAAGAACCATGATGACCAAAGGCACTATGTAATATTCCTTCTTTAAAATACACCGCATTTGATTGATTAAAAAAAAATGTATTAATTAAATCTTCTGATTCATTATAAAAATGTGTGCCTGAAGATAAGTTAGTGGGAGATAAATTAATAATAACTGTGTCACTCTCATCTATATGTTTCCAATCTTTTTCTTCATCTTCTTTTAATCTTAAATGTGTATACATTTCAATTTTTTCGTATTCTTCCATATTAAGTTCAAATTTAATCTTTATTAAGTCTAATAAATAAATATATAAAAAAGGAACACAGGATCGAAAATCTTCTGAACGATAGCCAGGCCATATTTGTTTTGCATTAAAAGTCTCATTAAAAGTTTTTGCATCAAAAAGTTTCATACTTTTACATAATTTATACACGTCAGAGCCGTAGAACAAAAAATTATTAATAACTTTAATCATAAATTAATTATTTAAAGTAAGGTCCTACAAGCCAAGTAATTAAAGATCTTCTTATGCCAGAAGTGACTGGTTCTACTCCGTGAAGTAAAAAAGAAGGAAAAACAACTATGTCTCCTTTTTGTTGTTTAGGGTAGAATTTACCATAACCTTCATCTATAAAAAACTTACCTCCTTCAAAGTCATCATTGAGAAAAAGAATAACACTAATTTTTCTTGATTTAGTATTATCAACGTCTAGAAGAAATGTATCTATATGTGAGGAAAAATGACCGTTCTTATCATACTTTAAAAATTCTGTTTGATTACTTTCTGTTACATTAAACTTCCATTTGTACGCATTTGCTTGAAAACCTATTCCTGTTAATGTAGCCCCAATACCTATATCATTAGGTAACTTGAGCTTTTTTGAATCTCTAACTGTTTTTTGAAGAGTTGTGACCTCATTCCCTATAAGGCACTCTTCTAAAGATTGAGCTTCACACTGTTTAATAATTTTATCACAGCTTTCAGAACTAAAGGCTTTGTTAACACTGCTGTAAACAGTTAATAAAGAATTATCTTCTTCATGATGAAGTAATTTTCCTTTTTTGTCGTATTTCCATTCAGCATGAGGGCCTTTAGTGTTGACGTAATGAACAAAGACTTGAAATTGCCATTCTCCTTCAGTGTATTTTTCTCTCCAATGAGGAATATCAAGACCTCTAAAAAGAAGAGCGTCCCCTACATTCATATCTACTTTTAAAGCATCACTTTTATCTTTTTTTGTACCTACATAAATAGGCCACTGTTCCCCTTTAAATTTTAAATTAATTGTTGCAGTGATTTCACACGCTGGTCTATCCGTGTGTATTTTTAATTCATCGCCTTTTGCGTATTTTCTTGCATAACAAAAAGAAGGATATAATGCTAGTCCTGTTATTTCAGAAAATATAGGAGTAAGTTGTTCTAATAGACTATCTAAAACAGGAGCTCCATTTATAGAATGAGAAAGGGGGCACTGCCAATCTTTTTTAGAATGTCCCTCATCTATTAGTCTTTGAAGTTCATTAGATACTTCGTCAGCTACCTCTACATTTAATAATTCAGGACAAAAAATAAACCCTTTTTCTTGAAAAATTTCAGAGTTAGTTTGAGAGTTCACTTATAATTCAGGGTCTACAGGAATTAAGCTAAAGGCATTGTCTTTATACCAATACTGAGATTGATAATTACCAATAACTGAGGCATCAGCACCATCAGCTACGCCAGGACAATCTATCCAAGACATATCACTATAAACAGGAAATGTTGCATCATTTTCTACTATATCGAGAAGTCTTTGTCCTTCAGTACCTTCATAATCTGTAATTGTATCATTTATTGAAATTAAAGCTTTCATCTAACTAAACTCCTCTACAATAACTATTCCAGAGTCTCCACCTTGACCAGTAGAATAATAATTAGGAGCATGGCCACCAGTTCCTGAGTTACCAAGACCTGAAGTAGTATTCCTTCTTCCTGACAAAGCACTACTTTGAAGATAAAAGCCACCCATATTAAAATCGCCACCTGAGCCTACTCCACCAGTTCCGTGCAAACCAATTGCAGGACCACTGCCACCGCCACCGCCACCTGAAGCAGATACATGGGAACCAAAAGAAGATGTTCCACCACTGCTACCGCTACTTCGACCACTGCCACCGCCACCGCCACCACCGACAGTTACAGTTTCAGTAGCATCTACAGTACCAGCTTGAATACTTTTTTCACCTAAACCGCCGCCAGCGCCAGGCCTTGGAGTGTTACCTGGAGGATTATTTCCCCCACCGCCACCGCCGCCACCTAAAACTCTTACTCTTAACGCCGCTAATCCAGCTGGTTTAGTATAAGTTCCACTACCTGTAAAAACGCTCATAGTATAATTACCACCCGCTGAAATAGATTCATAAGCAACCGCAGTGCCTGGAGCCGTTACAGTTAAAACTTGTCCCGCAGAACCAAGACTTGTTAGACCTGTTCCACCTTTAGTTGTAGGTACAGTGTCGAGACGATCTGAACTTAATGTTCCTGAAGATACATTAGCTGCGTTTAATGTTGTAAGATTTGCACCTGAAATATTTGCAATTGTTCCAGCTAAGTTTGCTGCTGGAAGATTTGTTAAACTAGCTCCTGAGCCTGAAAAAGTTGTAGCTGTTGCTACTCCGTTTGAATAAAGATTGATAGCCCCTGAACCAGCAGTTAAATTTTGACCAGCAGTGACAGTTGCTCCCGCATCTAAGGAAACAGTAGAATTAAACTCGGCTGTACTATCAGCTATAAAAGCACCTTTTGTATTGACGGCACCTAAAACAGAAGTAGAAACTGCTACATTAAAATTAGCAGTGCCATCACAATAAACTCTTGAGTAAGCACCTTGAGTAACTACAACACCATTAGCTACGTGTCCTGTTGCTGCGATTGTAAGAGCATAAGCTCCTGATGTATTGTTATAAATAAGATATTCACTTCCACCTGTAACAGCTGGAATTAAAACTGAAATAGCACCTGTTAAAGCGCCTGTAAGTTCAATAACTTTATTTGCTGATTCAGCGTCAGGATCTGCATTACCTGTAGTTAATGTAACATCAGCAGAACCCGCTACTGATTTTGATACGTAACCTTGAGCAAAAGCGTCAAGAACTTCTAAATTTGTATTTGTATTTGTTCCCCATGTAGCCGCATTAGCGCCTGTTTCCATGAGTTCTAGTTTTAAACTATCTGAATATGTTGATGCCATTTTTTAAACCTCTCCAAAATCTACTAAATTTTCCTCTACTATTCAAGGCATTATTTGCTATCTCTTCTTTTCTTATTAAAGATAATTTTTTAAGCCTTTTCTTCATTATATCTGATTTAGATAAATCTTTTACAAGTGATATTACCAGCATTTTATCTCCTGGAGCCTTTACTTTTAAAACTTCTCTTGCGGTAGAAGATTTAAACACAACTGCAAAACCTTCCTCAAATTGAAAAGGATATTTAACACTTTGCTTTTTAAAGCTTAGTTGAAAAGTATTTCCTGGCTTCCATTTATTTAAACCCATTACTATAGTTAAATCTTCTGTTAACTCATTATTATGAATTAATTCATAACCTTCCTCTAAAAATTCTATGACATGTATGTAAGAAATAGAATAGGGGAAATTTTTTAAAATTTTTAACTGTTCACCTTTAGGTATATCATAAGGGTTATTATAAAATTCTTCTTCTAAATCTTTAATTAAAGATTCTATGTAAGGATGTTTTATTTCTAAAAAATTTAAAGTTCTATTTGCATTTTTTGTAACAACAGAATTTTTAATTAATTGCTTTGTGGCTTTACAAAAAGCAAAAATATTAGTTGCTTTTTTAATAATATTTTTATTATTAAGTATATGGGTATTAATAGCAGAGGTTATCATTTTACGCAGCTATCGTAGCAGTATCTACCCCTGTCCAAGTATTGTTTGCATTGGTGTTTACGTTTGCCCATGGAGTTGAATATATATTAGCTAAAGATAAGGTCATAGTCAATGAAGTTGGGAAAACTAAAGCATCACCTGTAGGAGATATAGAAGCCTCACTAAAGGTCATTCCTATTCCTGTTGCAGAGACAATAACTCCTGTTCCTACGGAAACAGTGACATTATCTAAAGTAGTAGTTAACGTAACAGCGGTTGGTTCAATAACGGAAATAATCTCTATATCTACTGACCCTAGACTTGTATTGATTACAACAGGGTTTGGATCAACAATACTTTGAGCTTCAGCTATAACAGTGCCTAGCTGGAAATCCATTTGATCTGTTGGCGCAATGACAGCTACACTTCCTTCAGCAGAAACAGTAGCTCCTGATAAAGCAACGCCAATACTTAAAGAATCAGGTTCTATAATTTGATCTGTTTCAAGAGTAACAGAATCTAAAGTTGAATTAATTGGAAGTCCTGTTGTAGAAACAATAACTCCTGTTCCTACGGAAACAGATACGTCTGCTAAAGAGGAAACCATTTGAACGCCTGTGACGTTCGCAAAAATTTCTATATTTTCATTCCACGCAAAAGAACCCCAGGTGGATCTTCCCCAACCAGCATCCACTGATCCCGAACTAGCTTCTTCCCCTTCGGTAAAAGTCATAGACAAGCTTGTTACTTCAACAGCGTGACCTTCTTCAATAGTTGGTGTACCTAAAAATGTATTTACAGATTGAACGCCTGTAAGCGGAAAAATATTTATACCTTCAGCTGTATAGTCTCCTATAGCTAAAGATAAAGTAACGGGTGTACAGACTATTACTACGTCAGAAATCTGACTTAGTGTTCCAGTGCTCGCGCTGAATTCGACACCTGTAGCATTAACTGGTGCTTGTTCACCGAAAGAACCTGAACTCCAGGTTTCTCTACTCCAACCTTGTAAATCTGCCATGGAGACTTCCTAGACTAGGATAGTCTCAATATAGCACTTGTTGCATCATTTGTTGGAAACGCAATTGTGAATGTTCCATTAGTTGATGTTTTTACACCACCAAAATCTAAAACTGCAATCGCTGCATTAACATTACTTGCATTACTTGCATTGTATATTACAGCTGCTTGTGCTGAAATAGTTGCAGAAGTAAAACTTAAATTTGCAAAATCAACAAAAGCTGTTGATGCTGTCGCATTAGTTTTTGTTAAGCCTACAGTTGCACTTGCTAAAGTACCACCGCCAGCTGCGTATGTTCCTGAGTCTGGGACTTCATTAGTTACTGAATACGCTGCTGTGTTTGCGTCTAAAGCTGCTAAACTTGTAAAAAGCGCAAGGTTAATAGTATTTGCTGTTAAGCTATGTTCTGCTAACAGAACTTGTTGTTTAAATGTAGCACAAACTGCTTGGTTAATTGCCATCTTATGTACCTCCTGGGTCTACTGATCTTAGAGGAATTCGTAACACGCCATCCATGTACTCGTCCCTACGTTTACGTCCCATCTGTTCGTTAGCATAAGTTGTTAACGCCGATTGAAACTTCTGGTCGTATATTTGCATATCCTGTGGATTTTTCAAGTAAGAATATGCTTGAGCTACACAACCGTAAATTAAAACTTCTTGAGCATTTGTAGATAAGAATGTTGTTGTATTAGTATTACTAAGTCTTTCAGGAGTTTCATCATACCACATTTCAATAGTATATACTTCACTAGGAGTTGGAGCTAAAATAATATTAGTAGCATCCCAATTTCCCCAAAATTTAGGGACTCCTGTACCTGTAGATTCACTTCTTAAAGGAGAGTATTCATCTAAAAAGGTGGCATCTCTTTGTTGAAGCCAAGTACGCTCATTGTCGGAGTTGAGAATTTGTAATCCTCTAGCGAATCTGAATCCCCCTTCAGGGCCAGAAACGTTAAGAAAAGCATTATTAGCAACAGTGGTAGTGGTGGCATATCTTCGTTGTGCATCGGAATCAACCTCCCTTGCTACTTGATCTTCTATGTTAATAAGAAAAACATTAATAATGGAATTAGATAATACATTAATATCTACTTCCGTGTAGTTTCTAACATTGTCTAATAATTCAGAATAATTCATTATGGGTTCACTATCTCTATTACTACTCTACCAATTCTTGATCCTATAATCAATGGTTGTTCTTGAACTGATGGTTGCATTCCCACCGAAGTAAAAGAACTATCCCCTGGTGCTCCTACATAGACGTACATTACATTAGGTCCATCTGGTCTAGGGTTTTTTAAAGCTTCTGGATCAGGTCTATTATAAGGAGGATTTAATTGCGGTTGTTTTGATTCATAGCATTGAGTACAAACCATTAAACCATTCCATTCTTTTTTTAAATCTAAGTAAGAATATTGAAAGCCACATCTATCGCAGATAGCTTGTGAATGAGTGCCGACCGCAAACGCCATAATTAATACCCCGAAGGAAAAAAGTTTTGTGGAGTTAAGTGCACTGAAGTAGATTGACTACCTTCAATGAGTGCCCTATTAAGTTCATCTTCATAGTACATTTTTAATTCTTGAGTTTTAACCGGATTGTATTTTTGAGATAAATAAAAAGCTAATCCTGAAGTTAAACAAGGATAAAAAGTATAATAAATATCTGGTATGTTTGTATAAGAACCAGCGTCTTGAATCCTTGCCATATAATTAAAATTAATTTGAGTGTCGGTGACATTAGGAGTTAAATATAAATTAATTGTTACATTAGATTGACCATTAGCAGTGGCTATTTCTTGTTGTACATAATATTGACTTGGTGTTCCTTCAGAGAATTTATTAGGAATTTGTAAATACTCAGATCTTGAAACCTGAGTCATAGTTGTATCTACATTATTATTTCTAAAAACCGCTTCTAAAATATCATCGGTATTAGCTGGAAGTTGATAGGAAGTTGTGCCTGCAGTTAAATTAATTGTAGCATTTTCAACTTTCCAAATATGTACACCACGATTACCCCATTCAGAAAGTAATAAATTTAAACTTCTTTTAGCAGATTTAATATCATAACCTGTTCTTACTTGTTTATTACAACGTTCGAACGCTTCAGCGATAAGTTCTTCTGTATCTAGAGTAAAAGTGGTTGTACCTGAAGTAGACATATTAAATTACTTTTTAGTTCCTTTAGTTGTCATTCCACCTTTTTTCATTTTCATCATTCCGCCACCGCGTTTTTTAACGACTTGTTTCTTCATCATTCCGCCACCGCGTTTTTTGATAACTTGTTTTTTTTTCATCATGACTTGTACTCCTTAATAAAAAGTTTTTTATATAAATTTTGCCTAGTTAATACTACGTCTTCGTAGTAATCCTTTGGCCACTTCTCATAATAACCTATCTTATGGAGTTTGCAACTTGCTTCATACAGTTGTTTAAACTTTTGAACAAGCATCATAGAATATTCTAAATCACTATGTTTTACTTCTTCTTCTGTAGGGTCTGCTAAAAAGGCTTGTTCTTCTAGAGTTGCGGGATTGGAAGGATGAAAACCCATAAAATAAACATCTTTTTTATTGTACAGCTTATTGTAAAAATCTATTTTTTCTTGGAATTGTTCCGGTGTAAATTGATCCCAAAAAGGATCGCAAAAAATAATAATATCATGTTGTTTTTTGTTCCAAGATTTAATTACATCGGTAAGATGTTTTTCGTATTTTGTTTTGTCCATACGAACTTCAATTCTTACTTTCCCTTCTTTTCTCCATTTAGCCGCAAAAGGGCAAGCGGGAAAACCTATGTGTTTATTCATGGGTTCGAGAACTTTTTTAGACCATTGAATAACGTCTGCTTTAATTTTTTCTGCTTGTTTTTTACGAGACACGTCTAAAAGGTTTTACTTTCTTTGCTACACTCTTTGGTTGAGATACAAATTGTTTGCCTTTTTCTTTGCCTTTTCTTTTAGCTTTTGTTGTTGCCGCATATTCCGCAGGAGTCAAGCTCTTGATTGCTTTTTCTGGTAGATATCTTTCGCCTGTCTTAGAAGAAGGCTTTCCAGATTTCGTTTGCCATTTTTGATCTCCCCATGCTTTTAAACTTTTTTGTGACTTTTTTAAATTAACCATTAGGATTTATATCCTCCGCCAGCTTTTTTATATGCTTTAGCTACCGCTTGTGCTTTTCTCGCTGACCACTGTCCAGCGCCAGTTCCATGTGAAGCTTGTGCTTTAATACGATTAAATATATTTTTTCTTAGAGTAGGTTTTGTGTAGTTGCCTGCTTTATTAACTGTACTTTTTGTCATTGACCTATTTTTGGTCATTATCGCAAGAACACTCTTTAATGTGAAATACATTACAAGCTAATCTTTTTAAATAGTCTCTAATCTTTTTAAATATTTTTTTTATTTTTTTAAACATTATTTACCTTTTCTCATATAGTTTTCCATCCACATTATTTTTTCCTTAATAATAGCTACATCTGTTTTCATCTGGGAAATATCACTTACTTCTCTTTCTAATGCTTCTATTTTATTTGAAAAACTTCCATATAAAACTCCTACAGCTAAAATCATAGGAAGAAATGATGCGATATATTTGGTATCTATTTGCATTTGTTAAATAGTTTATAGAAAAATAAAATTAATTTATACATTAAAATTGAATAGGTAGTCACTGTTCTACTCATCATTTAAATGACCCCATTATCCCACCGAAGATATCTTTTAATCTTCCATTAACCATATTATCTATATAACTATTAAGTCCTTGATTATCCTTAAACGGTTGTTGATTGGGTTGAAAACTATTATTCCCTCCTAACGAAGGTGGTTTGCCAAATTCTGACAAACTATTAATTCCTCCCATTGTATTTTCGGGCATAGTATTTCCTGGCATAGTAGGCGTCATCGGTTGTTGGGGAGTAGGTGTCAACGAACCAATGCCTTGGGGAGGAGCTCCCAATCCTGGTATCGGTTGTTGCATACTTACAGGAATTTCGGGGGGAGTAACATTCAATTGATTCAATGGATTCGATGGATTGTTGAGTGCGTATGGATTTTCACCTGGGGTACTACTTAGTAGACCTCTTCCTGGTTGTTGGGGAGTAGAAAAAACATTTCCTTGATATAAATCTCTTTTACCAATTGAATCTAAATACTGTTTAAAAGCTCCATGCATCGAACTATTCATCGTCCTGTCTTTGCCTTTATATTTAAAGTCGACTGCATCTTGCTGCATCTTGTTAGCGTTTTTATGAAACTCAGACTCTTGAAATCCTTGCATAATTGGATCAACCGGCCCTGGTGTGGCATTGCCCAAACCTGGGAATCTACTTAGTAGCCCTCCTAGTCCTCCGCTTGCAGATTGTAATGGTTGCATAGGTGGACCTGAATATGTTGGTTGGAAGGAGTCTGTACCCGCATCATACCTAGTTTTAAAATCTTCAAATGTCAAACCTTCTCCATACCGTTTATCTCTACTGTGTGGATTTATTTTTCTGTATTCGCTAACGCTTGCTTGAAGTTTATCGTAGGCTGCTCTCGATGGATCTATTAACATTTCCACCTCTTCCTTGCTTGTCTTAATCTAGAATTTGGATCGGCCGCTGCTTTAGGGAATTGTTTCATTTGACCAGCGCTCCTTGCACAATAAGATTTTCTTCTCTTTGCATCTTTGCTTCCCTTTTTTACTTTACCTGTAACAGCCGTTTTTAATTTAGATCCGGGGTTTGCTTTTCTATAAGCTTTAACTCCTTTAGTAGTCATTCCCGCCCCTGATTTAGTAGGGCGGAAATTACCAGATTTAACGGAAGTTTTTATTTCCATATTTAATCGTAATACTTAATCCATTCGCACCAAACTACGTATTCTTGGCCAGCGACACTTGTAGTTGGAATCTCTAGTAAAACATCCCCTGAATAACCTGCGGCCTGTGTATTTTGAAGTGCTCCAAAACTAGAAAAATCAAAGTTGTTATCATAGTTTAAAGAAAGAAAAGGAACATCTGAGGTAGCGTCCCAAGCCATAGTTGCAGAAGCATTTGCTGCTCCAGCGCCTTGATACCATATTTTGTTTAATGCTACTCGAGTGCAACTATTGCCTCCACTAGAGGTAAGTGCTGAGACATCTACTAAAGTAATAGAACTTGCGCTTCCTCCGTCAGCTAAGACAAAGCATGTGTTAATTAATTTTCGGTCACCTTGAAATTGAATTGCTGGACCTGTTATTGTATTTGCCATTTTATTGTTCTCCTATCATGGTGAGAGAGACATTACTCTCTCTCACAGAGTTA